GAAGAGTCATTGAAAAGCACTTTCAATTCTACCCCGTTCGATCTCGACGACTATCGCGCGAAATACTTCGCGTCGAGCAATGCCGCCGTTTCATCCAACGGGTTGTTGTTGTTGGTTTGTTTACCGCCGCCTGCACGTTGAATGTGCCGTTGGCTACGCTTCGCAAGGTCGCCTGAAATCTTCTTCAGTTCGATCTTTTGGTACTCGTCCATGAGAACCAGCTTCGCCGCCGTATCAAAAACTTGATCTCGCGGTGGCGCTTGCTGACCGGCTGCTTTGTAACCGGCCAAAAGTACAGCAGCTTGGTTGGCGATTGCCTCTCGCTTTTGATACTGCGAGCTTGCCGGATCAAGGGCACTGCGCGGTCCCTTGCCAAGCGCATCCTCGAAGTCGGCTCCGAGGGCTGCGGTTTGTTTGTCAAACCACGACTCAACTTCATGCTTCGCAGCGTCTTGCTGCAACTGCACGGTACTCTGCGAGTATTCTTGAAGGCTTTTGATCGCCTTGTTTTGCTGTTCGATGATCTCTTTGAACTTACCGAAAGCAGCCTTCACTTCCGGTTGCCACTCGACTTCTTCCGTATCCTCGAAGGAAGGAAGATCGGCGAACAAGTCCGCTTCCGGCTCCGGTTCGACGGGCGGAAGATTCTTCTTCGACGCTTCGAGAACACGGTAAACGACGGACTTCAGCAGCGCTTCGTTACCGAACTGCCGGGCCTGTTCTAGCGAGAACCCGGCCTGAACGGCGGAGGTTAGGGCTGCATCGCTGATCGCGGGCGGCGTAACGGGCGTTTCCTTGCCAGCTTCTCCCTTATTCGCTTCGCTTCCGTCAGCATGGGTTCCCGATCCATCGGAATTTGATACGTCGCCGCCATCGCTTCCAGCAGGAAGATCATCTTCCGCATTTCCGCTTCCGTCATGTACCTTGGCTTCACCTTCGACGACTTGCTGATTCGCATTCTCGTTGTTCTCTTCGGGTGCGGATTCGACGGTCGCCTCTTCAACGGCTGAATTGATCTCAGCCACAAAAGTCTCTTCGAGCGCCATGTGTCTCTCCTAGTAAAATGAGTTTCGGTCATGCAAACCGCGCAGTTTCAACGCTCTCTTGCGATGCTGCGGGTCGCGGTAAATGGGGTTGCCGTCGCGGGAAACTTCGGTCGGACAGCCGTGCGAAGCGAAGAACTGACGCAGTTCCCCGGCTTGCTCGGCGTTCACGCCCGACGCAACGCATTCCAACGGCCAGCCGCCGCCTGCGCGCCGAGGGTCATGCTCGGCGCTGAAGTCGCGCAAGAGAACTGCCCCGTTCTCGGCTACGATCTCTCTGGGTGCGTCCCCCATGCGGAAGAAGCGTTCCTCATACTGGCCCTCATCGTTTGAATAGGCGTAAGTCGGCATCATTGAACCTCTAAAACATTCATTATGGTTAGAGGGTTATGTCGCCACTAAGAACCTGACCCCTGCGGAGAAGCGCCGCCAGGATCGCCGCCCATGAGAAGTTGCGTCATTGCAGCCGTCGATCCTTGCCGCGTCATTCCGGGGCGACCGACGCGGTTGTAAGTACGAGTCGTATTCGACGGCATCGGAAGCGACATATTCCCTCCGCCAGCAGCAGGTTCGGCGGCTTGCTCTGGGAACATGACGATATCGATCACGTCTGGCGGAAGGCCGGAATACTTCGCGGCAGCCTTGATAATCTTCTCGGCATCGACGGTTCCTCCGCCTTGCTGAATTAGCGGAGCCATAGGAACGACAACGCGCTCTACGAACGCGAGCAGTTTTGCGAGCAGTAGTTGCGGCGAGTCGTCTTGCAGGGAGTAAATGTCGATCTTCAGATGGTATTGACCGAACTTGCCTTTCTTCGCGTTTCGATTCCATTCAACGGGAATCGAATCTTCGACGCCAGGAATAGGCTTCTGAAGCGTGCGCTCCTTAATCGGGTCAGTCCATTCGTAGTAAGCCAGCGCCTTAAACACCCCTTTCATACAACTAACTGTACGGTCGGCCATATCTCGAAGTTGAGCGCCAGCCGCCTCGCCAAGCAGCTTCTCTTGGCCGACAGTTTGGGCCATTAACCCAAGCCCGCCGAGAGAATCGAGGTTACCCATGAAGTACGATGCGAGATCGCGGGTCTGCAAGTAGAAGGCCAGACTCGTCGGATCGATTCCGCCAGCCTTTAGTTCCTTCGGCTCGGTTCCAGTCCATTTAACGCCTTCGCCGTCGCCCGCCTTCTTGAAGTCGTCAACGGCCTGATCGTCGTTACCGCCGAAGCCGAGAACTTTCTTCTGCGATTTCGCACCGTCGCCGAGTTTACGGAACACTTCATTTCCTAGCTCATGCAAATCACGCCACAACGCTACGGGTGGAAGCGGCAGAAGATTACCAACAACCTCGCCGTAGCCGAGTTTGTAGTACGGCCCGTAATTAAGTTCCTCATCCCACTCGGTAACATGAAGAACCTTTTCTGATTTGACACCGTAAGTCACTAAGATATTCTCGCCTGGAAGCCAGGCATCTCGACACCAGATTTTTTCTTTATAGAGAGTCGGCGTTTCGCTCGACGACATATTCTCCGCACGCTGTTCGCCCTCTTGGCCGATAACAGAATACTCGTCTGCTTTCAGATTTCCGGCGCTGGATTTATCGAGCCAACTCGATTCCATTACTTCTTCGTAATCGAGCCAATAGTCGTTGCCTTCGTAGTCGATGGTTTCCCACGATTTTGCCGCCATATCGCAGAAGTAATCGTCGCCGGTAATGAGATCGACGAACGACCTTCCGTATTCATGCCCCATCTGCGTTCCAACCGTGTGAAGTCCGACCTTGAACACACCCATGAAAAACAGGGCTTCGAGAACGCCGCGACGGAACGTATTTTCGAGCATGATTTCCTCTGGAATCTCGTTGACGGCTAACTCGAAGTTCGCGGCAGTCGGCATGAAACTCTTATCGACCGTACTCATCATCGCTCTGGGCGCTTTCGGCGCAAGCAACCGGGCGTAGATACTCGCGCCGAGGGCGATAGTATTCACCGGCTCACGCTTCGCACTTCCGTTCTCAGCGTAATGGAAACCGGCCTGCAATTTCGCGGCTTCGATACGCTTCTTCCGCGCGAACTGCAACTGGCGACTTGACCACTTTTTTGCCTTGTCGAGTTGTTGGAATTTCTTTTCAGCGAATGTTGCCATCGTTGTTCTTTCTGAGTTGAGAGTTACCAGCCGTCATTGTCTTTCTTACGCTTCGCTTCCTCGCGTTGCTGATTCCTCCATGCGAGTGACCCATATGGAGCCTTCGGCTTCTCGGGTTCCTTCGGCTTCGCGGTATTTCCTCCAATCAATTTCCACGCCAAGGCGTCGGCCATTGTTCGGTCGCCGTGATTGCTCTTTGCCCCGGATGGATCGGTCTTGTCTTGCGCCTTAGAGTGAATCGGGCAACCATCGGTCGCAAAAACGTATTCGAGGCAATCTTCCAACGATTCCTTGGATCGGTTAATGCACATCCCGCCCTCGACGATAGCCCTATATGCCGAGATGATCGCCCGTTTCGTTTCCCGCGTCTGCGCCACGCCAGGAATATCAGTCTGCTTCTTCGACAGCGATTCCTCGCTCATGCGAAGATAATAATTCGTGTAGCCGAGTTCGATGAGTTTGTCGCCGAACTGACGACCCGGCCCGCCGCTCTCCCAAATCAGCTTCGGATTTCCAAGCCATTTGGCGATTGCGTAAACTTGGACGGCGAACGGCTCGGGGCGAAGGTACGGATTGATATACTCCGCAATTTTCTCGCCGGTAACTTCGTTCCAGAATTCAGCGCATGAATTCGACGCACCAGTTCCCGCTGAAATGTCACAACCGCCGACTAGTTTATGTTCGGGATTGATCGACGGTTTGTTGTTCTTATCAAGCAAGCACCACAATCGCAGCCGCCCGCCAGAATCTTCTCGAAACTCGGTCGGCTCGCCGGTCGTTAAGTCGTAATCCACGTCACCGACGCACTCAGGCGGGCGCGTGTCGCGCTTTATTACAACTTGAACCTTGTCCGAATCGAAATACTGCCCGCCGCTACCCTGATAGTCGATATCCAACTCGGTCGCAATCTCGCGCTTACTTCCGGCCCGCTCGCATTCCTGATCGTACCAAGGCGAACGCAGCTTACCGTCGAGAATCGGCTTATAGTCTTGCGGATAATTCTCGGGATCGAGGACCTTCAGGTTTCCATCCTCGTCAGTCGTATAAAGACCCTTCGCCTTCTCTGGATGAATTGACCAATGGAAGCGAAGTTTTCGTATGTTGGTCTGACGTGTCGCATAGAATTCGTTGTTAGTTCCCGTATCAGGGTCGGGCGTCGAGTTGAAGATACGGCATTTCGTCGCATCGCGGGTCGCAGACTTGACTCTCGCACCATCTCGGACGGCTGCGAATTCGTCGAGCAGGATCGCAGTTCGCCGGTCGCCACGCGCGACGTTGGCCGTTGTCGATTCGCCGTCGATTACCGAACCGTTCTCCGGGTTCTCTACGTGCATCATTTTCCGATGCACTTCTGGATCGTATCCTCGCGGACGCAACCAAACCGGCATATTGTTTAGAAGGAAATCGAACTTCCAAAACAGCGCCTTCGGATTGCCTGCCTTATCTACGTAATCTTCGACGCGGGAAACGTAGAGGAACGATTGCAGCGCCTTGAATCTCCAACACCATTTGGTCGCCGCAATACAAGCCCACGATGCCCCCATATCACGACTTTTCTCGACAAGAATATCGTGATGATTGATTGATTCGATAATTTCGATAATCGCCTCTTCCTGAAATGGATACAGGATGAAAGGCAACTTCGGGAACGGCTCGCATCTCGGATCGAACGTCCAGCCGAATCCGTTGATATAAAACAACGGGTCTTGAGAGCACGCATCGCGGATCGCCTCAGCGAATCCGATATCGTCGATCGCGCGACGATTCACCGCCGCACGCCAGTGTAGATTGGCGCGCACGTCTTTCGGTATTCTGTAATTGAACGGAGTCGAGACTTTCATTTAGCGAAGATTCCGCAAGCGTACCATGTTCCATTTTGGCCCAACGCCATCGCGTAGCCGTAGAATTCGCACTCGCCGTTCACCGCTGCCCAATGGCCGGAAGAGTATCGCCAGGAACGGTACATTTCGGCTGCGGCTGCTTCAGCAGATTGATTGGGCCAACTCTCGTTCGCCACTTCAGCGAAGTCTCGACTTCCGGGTAAAGCGGCGCGGAGGGAAGCATACCGAAGGTTCCAACCCTGGTGGCCTTGCACACAAACTCGGGCCATGTAGTCTGCGTGTTGCTGCGCGTATCGTTGGAGATGTTCATTCGGTCTGCCGGATGATATGCTAAGAACGCCAATTCGTCTGCCGGTTTGTATGAGAATTTCATTTGGAGTAGGCGGAAGAGAAGGTTTGACGACGGGCGGCTTAATCGGGGCAACATCAGGGCGGGGTTGAGTTCGGTCGAGTAGCAGTAGTCCAGTGATAAGGATGAGCAACGGCGGTATGGTCGATAGGATTTTCTTCATATTTCGTCACGCATGGTTGTTTACAAAAGAACAGCCATTTCCCTTCGATCTTCTTCGTGAAGATTCCATGAATCGATGCGCACGTCGCGGAACCTGCCGTTCGCTGCACATGACAGCCAAGCGGGTTCACGCAACAGTCGCAATGCGACACGATTTCGTGTTCGGGTTTCATGGCTTTTCGTTTCGGTAGTTTCGTAACTTTTAACCTAGCTCGTCGCATTACTTTCTCTCTCCAATTCATCGAGCATTGCTTCGATCTCGGCAACCGACTTCTGGCCCGACTTGCGAGTGTTCTTTCTCTCTTCGCTCTCGCCGTCGCCCTTCGATTCCATCTGGCCGACTTTCGCAAGGAAATCTTTTGGCTCCGCTAAGGCTTGGCAGTATAGATACCAAGCCGCGTCACACGGACAAGAAGCCGGGTCTTGCCGAGTGCGAAGATAATTGCCTGCCGCTTCAATCGCCCAACGAAGGCTGTCGCGATAACTCTGCTCTTTCCCCTCGTTTGCAACCTTCGCTCTCGACGGAGGCGCTGCGGATTGATTTCCGGATGCCTGGACAGCCGGTTGCGTCGAAGGGCTTGGATCGTGTTGTGAGAGATCGTATTCACGGAATAGGATATGAAGGCAGGGATAATCTTTCGACGCCTGGACGGTCGCCTGCTGCTTCGTGTAGCCCGACTCTTCGAGGGCCTGAACCTTCGCCTCCCACGCGGCGTAGGTCGGCTTCTCGGCCCCAACATCCTGCCGCCAGAGGGTAGCCCGCGCCCGGCTAGTGAATTCGGTAATGTCGCGGACGTTAATTGCCGATTCCGGCTCGCGCTTACCGCCGTGCTTCTTGGCATACTTTCCGACCGTTGGTTTCGAGATTCCGAATTCCTCTGCCAACTTCGATTGAGATTCCCCGGCTGCGTAGCGCCGGGCAATCTCGATCTGCTGAGATTCGGGGAGTCCAGGGGGATTAGTTGCCATGCTAATATCTATTCTGATTAAGGGGTCAGGGTCGCCGCCCAAGGCAGCGCGCCTGGAAGGCACGACGAGAACCTGGCGGATTCGTCGAGAACTACGGCCTGCTTCCGTTCACCGGTTGGATCGGGCGGAACAATCTGAAGTGAATCGAGGTTGCTGATCTGCGATGCGGCCTTCGGGGCGACCAACGGTATGTCTGTACCGTAGAGTTTCGGGGTCGGTCGATCCTCCGGGTAGAAGCTATCGAGAATCTGACGATGCTTCTTCGAGATCATGCGGAGATCGCCGCCAATCGCTTCTAGGTAGTCGGCACGGCTACCGACTTGAATCTTGCCGGTCTTTGCGCTCCAGCGTTGCAGGCGCTCCATTAGTTCGGCGTCGGTTAGTTGCTTACGCCGCCCGGCGTGAGGCTTCGCCGCCAGGGCAAGGCCCTTCACGATCATTTGCTCCCAACTGACGCCTCCCATGCGAACAACAACGCATACTGCCTTGTAGCAGTAAGGGCATAGCCCACGAGTAGTCGCCTCATGCTGACAGGATGGATTCAGACATTTCATTTTGTCATTCCTACCGGCTGCTGAATTGAATTGCATACTTACACCTTTCATTTTGATTTTGGGGTCATACCATCTTGAACTTCCTGACCCCCATTACGACAGTTGCCGTAAGAGTCGCCGCGCCGGGCCGGCCAAGGCGACTTCTAATACAACCATTGGAGATCGCGGCCAGCAGGCGGTTTTAGCCGACCAATAGGCGATTCGGCGAGTGCGGTTCGGCAAAAGGGTGGTGTGCGCGCTGAGGTGCGCACACTTGCTGCACACTTGCGGCGGCGTCGAAACGCAGACCACCGATTGGTTCCAAGTGTGCAGAATTCGCAGACGTGTGTAGGGTCGAATCTACACACATACGTCTGGTATTGGGTGGTTTAACACCACCCGACTTAAAGAGAGGAGAGAGAAGGGTTTATGGAATATATATAATATATAAGTAATTATATGTAGTATGTGTGTGTGTAGGTGTGTAGCCCCCTGTTCTCCCTTTATTATTCCTTCCCTTACTACCCTTTTCTCTTTTATATAAGGCCCCGCACACGCGCACCCCACTTCTGGTTTCGGCAGAATTTCAGGTCATATTTTCAGAAGGGGGGTACTTAGAAATAGTGTGGAGCGGGGGAGGGGGGCTAACCGCTACCCCTGGATCGGAAACGGGGCGAGGGAGGGGAAACGATTTCGACAATGGGGGGCGAAATATGAGACTCTAACTACTTGCGCAGTATAGGGTTATGTACGGCACAAGATGAAACGTCTAATGCCAAAATGAGATTGAATAGTGGCTATTCATGCGCTGATTGTCTCGCGTTATGGAATGGCGCATGCAATCCAAGATAGCGCCCCCCGGCCCTGCCCCTATCGCCTAGCGTTACCCTTGCTACTCTGCCATACGATCTATCACCATTACTTACTGAGGGGAATTACAGTCGTTTCCATCGCCATTCCATCGGGGCCAATAATCAAGTACCGACTAGGCGCTTTGCTGCGCCTCTTCTCTTCTGCCCTATTCTCGCGTTCTACTCTCTCCCTGCGCGCTTGATCTTGCGTTCTAATCCATTGTTCGCCCCATTGCGCCTCTTGTTTCGCGCGATCATTCCTAGCGCGTTCTATCGCCTTATCATCCCTTGCCGATACTGGCCAGCAAACAAGACAGGCGACGATTGCGAACAGTAACCGTTTCATCTTTGCGCCCTCCAATGATTGAGTATTCGCCCCCATTCAATCCTAGCTTGCGATTATCCCCACTATATAGGGGAATATAGAATAAGCTGCCAAAACGGCAGATACAGGATTGCGCCTAGCGAGTTCCGACGGGTTGACGTGATATCTGACTCAATTGCTGTCAGGCGCAAAAGAATGGCCCCGATTAGCGGGGCCGTTTGCTGATTGCGCCGAGAGTGGCGCTAGATTGTATCTTGTGATTCGCACTCGAAACATGAATATCGCTCCCCTACCGCATATGAATAGATGGGGTTAGTGTGGCGAATATGTCAACAATCTAATTTAACCGATACTTTGCCGGTTTCTAAATTACGTTCGCTTTTAACTACAACTCGAAGCGTATTCCGTTCGTCCATTGTCTAGTCCTCCAATATGTATGGTCTGTTGTTTGTGAACTAGCCACGCCGATCTTTACGCGTGGCTTGCGGGGCTTTCCCCCGCTCGGTTGCATCTTTACTGCCCTCCCTTCCTAACGGCATTTTCTGCCAATCTGAAAATGAAACGTTCGTCTAATCAAGTATTGCCGCGCTTTTCCATGTAGTCAAGTATAATCGCCGAAATTCTCTCTTGCCATATAGTCGAGTATAAGCGCACTATTCGGCAATCCCCGCAATCGCGCGGATTATTTCCAGATATTTTCACCCGGTTATACTTGACTACAATATAGCCGGATATAAGCTTGAATAGTGGTTGATCGATTGCGGGGGAATGATACGGCGGATTGAATCGCAACCTTCCGCCTTATAGCAGAAACGGCGGTTATTCCCCCGCAATCTCCAGCAATGGAGGAAAAACAATGAACGCTATCCGATCTTATCTCCGCCGAAACCTAAATGCGAAGCGTCTTTCCCGTATCATCGCGAACGATAAGCAATGTGCTATGTTCGCGCGTTTCATCCGGGGGGCAAAACAATGCTGATTATCAGACTGAAAACCCGGCCAGACTTATATGTCTGCGAAAAACTTTGCGTGGTGATTACGTTTACGCAACCTTACGAATATGCCGCGCGGTTTCCTACTCGCGCCGCGGTTTCGCGTTTCGTTCGGAATACCGATCTAGCTGGAAACACCGAAACAGAGAGGGCGAAACAATGAACTATTCAACACTCGCAATCGAAGCGCACGCGCTTACCCTAGCAGGGCGCAGCGCTTATCTGGCTCGAAATCGTCGCAATCTCTTCTCGTTTATTCTCTCTTTATTTGGAGGGTGAAACAATGGACCCGACAGCATGCCTAGATTTGATACTGTCCGATCTTGTCGAGCGCAACCGGGAGGAAGCTATCGACGGATTGCGCAATCTTGCCGATTGGCTAGAGCGAGGCGGATTCTTCCCGACAGTAAAAGCGCGTCTTGAATTCGACCACTTACGAAATGGGAGGGGCGAAGCAAAATAATCGTTCGCGTATCTTCTCAGTCCGATCTATCACAATTTTCAACCGGGAGTATCTACAATGTCGAAACAAAAAACCGTTTTTGATTCTCGCGAAATAGCCCATATTTGGGCGCATAGACTGGCCCACTACGGGTCAACCGGGTCGCGCGGAAATGTTTCGTTTAATTCCGATGGAATCTATAGCTATTCAACACTGATTGCGCGTTTCGTTGAAAACAAGCGCGGGGAGCGCGCTTGCGTTTTCAATTCAACGTCGTATTCCAATACGACAGCGAAAACGCAATCGCGCATCTTGCAATCGCTCCCCGATTCTATCCCCGTTTTCCGCATTAGCGGGCTAGGAATGGGGGAAGGGTTGCGCGACGTAACCGGGTCGCAGTTATTCAATCACGCAATCGAGTGCGCCGCCGGGTGCGCCAGAAAAGCAAAGCGCGCAAGATGCTACCGGGAATCGTACCTAGCGCATCAAGCGAACCTACTCGAATCGGCGCGGCGCATCAATTCGTTTTTCGGTCTGCGCCGCAAGGTTGACGAAAAGGCAATCGAGCGTCTTGCGAATATCAAGGCGAGGGAAGAGCGCCGGCAAGCGCGCGAGAGGGCAGAAAAGGAAAGACAATACGCAATCGATAATAAAGAACGATTGTCTAATTGGCTGGCGGGCGCTCTTGTCGAATTCCCCTATGGGATAAGTAAAGTCTATTTGCGGCAATGC